AATTGTTCTTATGTAAAAGTTGATAGTCCAAGGTCATTTGATGAGATTCTATATGTTCTCATGAATGGAACAGGAGTCGGTTTTTCTGTAGAGGAAGAGTACACAGCTCAAATGCCAGTGGTTCCAGATGAATTGTATGAGACTGATACAGTGATTGTTGTTGCAGACTCAAAGTTAGGATGGGCCAAGGCTTTTAAAGAGTTAGTATCTCTTCTGTATGGTGGTCACATTCCAAAGTGGGATGTATCAAAGGTCAGACCTGCAGGATCACCTCTGAAAACATTTGGTGGTAGGGCATCTGGTCCAGAACCATTGGTAGATTTATTCAATTTTACAATAAATACTTTTAAAGGTGCAACAGGTAGAAAACTTAAACCTATAGAATGTCATGACATCGTATGTAAAACAGCAGAGATTGTCGTGGTCGGTGGCGTTAGGCGTTCTGCTCTTATCAGTCTCAGTGATCTCAATGATAGAGAAATGCGGTTCGCCAAATCTGGGCAGTGGTGGGAACAAGATGTACAACGAGCACTTGCCAATAACTCAGTTAATTATAAAGAGAAACCAGACGTTGGAACTTTCATGCGAGAGTGGTTATCTCTCTATGATTCCAAGTCAGGTGAAAGAGGTATTTACAATGGTTTGTCTGCCAAAAGAGCAGTAGAAAGGCTAAATGAACGATACAGAGATGGAAGTGGAGATTATATTAGAAGACGAGATGCCAGAGAGGACTTTGGCACAAATCCGTGCAGCGAGATCATTCTTCGGTCCCGTGAGTTCTGCAACCTTTCTGAAGTCGTTGTCAGAAGAAGGGACACTCGCGAATCTCTCAAAGCAAAAGTTAAACATGCAACTATCCTTGGCACCTTCCAATCTACTCTCACAGAGTTCAAGTACCTCTCAAGAGAGTGGAAAAGAAACTGTGATGAAGAACGACTATTGGGAGTATCACTCACAGGAATAATGGATAACCCTCTGACAAATGGTTCAAAGAATGGTCTTAAAGAATTACTTGAAGAACTTAGAGATGTGGCTTATGAAACGAATAAGGAATGGGCGGATAGATTGGGAATTCCTCATGCAGCCGCCATTACCTGTGTCAAGCCCTCTGGTACTGTTAGTCAGTTGGTTGATTCCGCTTCTGGTATTCATGCCCGTCATAATCCTTTTTATATCAGAACAGTAAGGGCCGATAATAAAGACCCTCTCTGTAAACTGATGCAAGAGATGGGTTTTCCAAACGAGCCTGATGTAACCAAACCAGATCACACGACAGTTTTCTCATTTCCAATGAAGAGTCCAAAGGATGCAGTATTTCGTATGGATATGAGTGCACTAGAACAGTTAGAATTATGGAAAACTTACCAAGAAAGTTGGTGTGAACACAAACCATCTGTCACTATCTCCGTAAAGGAAGATGAGTGGGTTGATGTGGCAGCATGGGTGTTTGAAAACTTTGATTCAATTAGTGGTATATCATTCTTACCTTTTAGTGAGCATGTATATAGACAAGCTCCATATCAAGATTGTACAGAAGAAGAGTACAATGAGGCTTTAGGAAACATGCCCAAGAATGTGGATTGGGCGGAACTATCAAAATATGAATCACAAGATTATACTGTCTCTAGCCAGGAATTAGCCTGTGTGGCGGGAGGTTGTGAGGTCATATAAGAAAGAAGAAATGAAAAAGTTGTTCTTGATTATGTTGGTTCCAATGATGGTATCTTGTACAAAAGAATTAGACTTGGAAGTACATGAGTTATCAGATAATGTTTCAGATAACAAAACACTTGAAGTGTTAATTGAAACTGCAACAGTACCACCATCTACTATCGGGTGGAATGACAGAGAGATAGGATTTTGGAAATCAATGTTCTGGTTTAGATTAGCACAAGACCCTAGAATTAGAAGTAGATTTGAGCCAAAAAATGTCTATGGGATTGCAAGTTGTATTGTAGAAACATATAAATCAAAATATGATCTAAAAAAATTTGAAATAGAGATAGGAAATAGACAAACCCCAAGTAGTCCTGAATTAATACAAGAGGCCGTGGAAATTTCAAGAGAATGTTCAAGATTTGAAGTAATGAAAATATTACAAGAAAATCAGAAAAATGAGATAAATCCAGATGACACAATATAAATTTGAATGGCCTAAAGGTGCAGAACTCAAGATGGATAAGAAGGATCTTGATGAGATAAAGAAAACCTTAGAGTTGCAATTCAAACATATTATCTATAGTCAGCCAGGATTCAAGTATTATCCTGCAATGGGTAACACAAACTTCTTCCAACATTTCAAAACAAATGATGGAATAGATTTTGGTGTATGTCATTTGTATTGGGACAAAAATGCAGATGATGGCATTGACTATGTTGACGAGAACGGCAATCTAATGGACAAAAAAGGTGGGTGGAAAGTTAGATGGTTACCTGCCGGTTGTTATGATGTAATCGGAGAACCTAGTCCCATAAGTAAAGAGGGATGGAAAAAGATTGCACAGGCATATGTTGATAAGTCCCTACCTGGCACAGTTCCAGACGAAAAGAAAATAGATCAATTTGAAAAGGAGTCTGAGGAAGAAGTGCCAAAATTTTTAAACTAGGAGAGTTTTTGATACAAGTCAAAACAGAGGAAGACTATATACTTTACGAGATAGTATGTGATTACTGTGACAAGGAGTATGAGTTGAAAGTCTTCACTGAAGAACCAAGACCTAAACAAATTATAGAATGTTGTCCTTTCTGCAGTAACTTGATTGAGGAACCTGTGGAAAGGCTTAATGAGGAAGATAGCTGGAGTTGATTATTCTCTAACATCACCTGCAATATGTGTGTGGAAATCTGACGATGATATTGGACCTTTTGGTTTTGATAGTTGTGATCTATATTATTTGGAGAGTTCTAAACAACAATCAAGGACCACCGAGCATGGGATATTAAATCTTCACCCTGAACCTTATCCAGAGTGGAATACTGAAGAAGAACGACATGATCTACTTTCAGATTGGGCAATTGCTATCATTAGTGGATGTGAAACATTCATTGAGGGATATGCATATGCAACTGTAGGAAAGTCTCATGTTCGTTCTGTTGCAGAAAATATGGGTCTTCTCAAACATAAACTCTACAAACAACATCAATCCTTTACATCAATCCCACCTACAGTCGTTAAAAAGTTTGCCACAGGTAAGGGTAATGCCAATAAGGATCTGATGTACGAGTCATTCACTGCTGAACTTCTTACACCACCAGACTTACAGAAAAGTCTTCAGCCAAAATCCAAGAAACTATCAAATCCAGTGACCGATTTAGTAGATGCCTACTTTATCGCAAAATGGGGATGGGAGGGATTTGTTACATAGGAGAATCTATGAGAAATCTTTCTGACTTAATTGCCAAACATGAAGAAATTTATGGAGATCAATCACAAAGAATAACATATCTTCCAAGTATGTCAGAGTTAAGAATGACAAATGATGAGAAAAGGAAGAAACAGAAAAGAGATTGGTACGATAAAAACAAAGAGGCTGTCAAGAAACAGAGAGAAGAGAGTAAAAAACAAAAAGAGTGGTATGCAAATAATAGAGTAAGATGCATTGAGAAGTCTAAAAAGTGGAACAAGGATAATCCAAATGCCAGAAAACTTATAGTTGAAAGGCACAAACACAAAGGAAAATCATGTCAATGGACCTCTCAAAAGAACAAATGAAAGAAAGAGTTATAAATTACTTAGAGTACATGGAAGAGAAGGATCTGCAAGAGATTGCAGCCACATTATATAATCTCTCTAAACGGAGAGCTGAAATCAAACAAAGGAAAGACAATGGCGGATGACAATAAGTATGAAAAGATTCCTAAACCAATGTTACCACAAGTGCAACAACAAGTTACTGACAGAATTGCTGCATTAGAGAAGGTCATTGAGACACAAAGAGCAACTATGGAAGAAGCACTGAGTGGTATCAAAGAACAGTTAGAGGAAGCAAGAGGTGATTTAGATTATATCAATCAGAGGATGGAATGAATATCTGGGTAGAATTTTATAAGTATTCTGATGACAGGAAAAATACTCATGCACAAATGAAAGAGAGTGCAAAATGGGTACCGCCAGATCCTAATATTATAAGTAGAAGATTCTTTGATAAAATGGCAGATGCCAAGATTTTTGCAAAACGTATGGAAGAGGATGGAAATATGGTATCAATAAAAAGGGATGGGAGTCTGTTATGAAATCCATACACGAAAAACGTATGATGGAAATGAAACGAATCGTAAAAGACATCTACAGAATGAAGAGGACTCAGGATAACAATCAGTCAATGATTGTGTACGACTATCTTCATATGCGAGTAAAACAGATGCAGAAAAAAGGATTACTTTGGAACATAGACATACCAGAGGTAAGATGATTATGAAAGATTTAGAGAGATTATTATACAGTCACATGGACGAACAGTTACATTTTTTCTGGGCATTTACATTGACTGTTATCGGGCATAATATATGGCCACCGTTAGTAATGTTAGGACTAATGGCAACATTAGTAAAAGAATATTGGGACAAATACAATCCACCGCACACATGGGAATGGAGAGATGTTGCTGCTGGATGTTTTGGTTGGGTTGCAGGAGTTCTGTGCATATGACTTATCCTGAAACTCATCCAAGTTATCAAAAGGTAGAAAAAGTTTTGAAGGTACATCTTGAAAAATATGGAGAACCATGGCAATATAGAGGACCATTGATACAAGATATTCTCAATGAACTTTTTCTTGACCCAATAGACTTGAGAACCTATGCAATGAATGAATTATCTCTAAAACAGAGAGAACAATTAGAGGGGTATGCTGTTGACCACGGCATTGACATAATCGGAGATGAGAAAGAATAAAGAAGAAGTGTATCAGCATCACATACAAGTCACAGACAAAGCTATTTCGGTTTTTAAGGACTCGTTTACTGCTGAGAATATTGACCCAACTAATACATTTGTAAGAGTTGGTGCCAAGCCAGGAGGATGTTCTGGATGGACTTTCCTCATAGAAACTACTGACAAGAAAGAATCCAAAGATGCCATATATTCGTATGGTGGTATAGACTTTATAATTGATAACGTACAGTTGCACACAATTATTGGTTCTCTTGAAGTAGATTATAAAGACGATAATTTAGTTGAGCAGGGATTCGTATTTAAACGATTGGGCTCAGGTCAAATGTGTGGATGTGGAGAATCATTCACACCACTTGGGTCAAATAAACCTCTGGGATGGGCAAATACCAGTTTACCAGAGTTGTAAGGAGAAGATGAATGAGAATATACTGCTTTTGGGATTATCAATGGTTTTGTTAGTCATGGTTGGAATATATGGATATAAAGAGATGATGATGCCAAAACCTAAACCAAAAGTTGAAATAAGATACTATCACATTAACTTCTAACATGGAGATAGAAGATAGCTATTATAATAAAAAAATGGACAACTGCATCTGTGCAAGTAGTATATTATATGCCAGACTATTTAAACTTAGTGAATGAATTTATTTGGCAGACAAGGGACCAATTACCAGATTATCCAAGGATAGAGAGATTTTTGGAATATTGGGACAAAAATATAGACGGACCAATCAAAGAGGTATTCATTCATGACCATGAGAAAAACAATATTAGGGTCGTTGATCGTACTTATAAGTTTAATTAGCTGTGAGAGTCAGAAAGAAGAGGATTTTAGAATTAGTTTAAATTATGAACACCCAAGACAACAAGAGTATCCTGAGGCAAACTTTAGGACGGCATCAAGACCAGTTCTGCCTTACAAACACCATATCAATGTCAAAGACTTTATACAGAAAAATCTATATGACGAGACTACGTTAGACTCTGATTTGAAAGGCACAGTTGAAGTGCCAGTTGATGTTGAACTTGAAGTTGAATATAAAAATTATTCTATAGAAGCGCCTGAGGTATGGTATGAATCTGGACTTTCTGACCCTTTTATTGTTGGGTTTCACAGCCCTGCAACCCGCACTGTTACTATTCCTGTTTCTGTCAACCCTAATCATCCTAGTCAAGTGGTTGAAGAGGAAACTATTGATAATGAAACAGTCACTACTGAAACCTACATATTATCATGGTCAGACAACTTCACATATAGACAAATTGCCACCATAATACAAGAGAATACCTACAAAGAATTCTGGGACAATGCATCCAACTATACATGGGACAATATATCAATAGGTAATCCAGATGACATGGTTACATGCGACAATTCTACACTAGTGAATAATGCAATACAAAATTTTGATAATACATCTTATGAATTTAGGGGTATATATTGTAATGGTATGTATTGGACTATGGGTAAGTGTGGTTGGGGAAATGAGATAAGTGCACATAGTGGAAGTGTAAAAGACTGTGCATGTAAGAAGTCAACTGACAATAGTTATACGATAAGGCCTTTGATAGGTAATAAAAATTGGGGTGGTGTGGGTAAGAGTTGTGATGCACCAAGTCAAACCCTAAAGGTGATTTTACAAAGATGAAATCTCCATGCATGAAAGTCTGTAAGTTAGTAAAACGTAAAGGCAAAGAAGAAGAGTTTTGTGTAGGTTGTGGTAGGTCAAGACAAGAAATCAAAATGTGGAGAAAATATAGTGATGAAGAAAGAGATGCAATAATAGAGAGATTACGAGTGCAATAATGGAAACAGTATACGAGAAGTA